CCAGATTTCAGGCTGAATCTCCACAATTTGGCCTGGTTCAAAATACTGACCAAGCACGATGACCGAGACTTTCACACGCACCCTAATCGGCTTTCTTTCTTTTTTCATTCTTTTTCTCCTCTGGCTTCTCTTCCTTCACCTTTTCCACCACAGGGTCGAGCATCTCGGGAAGGTGTCGCAGAATCTCATACGCTGGGTCTTCTTCCGTGATTATGTCGCCAGTCCAAAACCACTTCTCGAGATTCATGATGTAGAATGGTCTGCGAACTCTGAATTTTTTCATGCCGTCCTCCTATGAGAAAAAGGGGGAGGGATACCCCTCCCCCGATTCAATCATCAGGATGTTGTTTTCAGCGTCAAGATGTGCCAGGCTGTCGGGACGAGAACTGCAGAGTCGAACTCGACGTAGGCTTCCACACGGATGGATGGACCGCCAGCATACGGGTTCACGATGACATCTATGGCGCCCCAGTAAGCCATGAGAATGGTGGATGGGTCGCCGAGTGCGATGGTGTTCGCAGGCATACCAGCATGGACGAGAACAGGGATACCGTCGATGGTGTTCGCCTGGTCTATGATATAGACAGGATAGCCAGTCCCTCTGACAGTGGATTTCAGCGTGCCAAAGAGAGCAGGTGGCATAATGAACATCGGATTTTCGACCTTTCCGAGCACGTTCTGGTACATGTTGGCGATGTCAGAGTATGCCCAGGTGCCTACCTCAGCGGTCTGGGAGGTATTCACCTCGAATCCAGTTCCGAGCGAGAAGGACACGAGACCGAGAGGCTGGCTGGGCCCATGACCAGCACCCTGAAGAACTGCCTTCTCTATGCCAGTGGTGATGGTGTTCCCGAGTATCTGTCTGAGGTACTTCTCGATGTCGGGTGTGCTCTGCTTGAGAATGGACCTGTAGACTGTGGTCCAGACAGAAGCGGTGTTTGGTATGAGCTCATAGCCTTTTATGGCGGTGTCAGAGGCTGTGGGAGAAGTATTTCCCCATGTCACAGTAGGATATGCACCCATCACACCGACAGTAGCAGTGCCCTGGAGTCCTCTGATGACGGTTGTGCCAGCTTTCTCGAGGCTTCCCTGGATGGGATATTCGCCCACAAGACCTGTGAACTGTGTGAGTTTCAGTCCAGTGTAGTCGGACTCACGAGCGAAGACGTCGAATGGGACGTAGACACCTTTTGCTCTCCTGCCGAGCTTATGCTCGAGCTCCTGGGCGATTTCGCCTTCGTATCCGTCGAGTGCCCTGTTCTCCATCAGGGCTGTGATGACCCTGTGGAGGCTATATTCCCTTTCCACAGGTACCTGTACGGTTTTGAGTATTTTCTCCTCCATCTTTTCCTCCCTCCTTTCCTCTATTTCTATTTTTTCATTTGTTATTGGCTTTTCTTCTGCCATATTGTCCTCCTTCTGTCTTCCCACACCGACTGTGATGTCAGCGGGGATAGACACAAAACTGAACTCAAGCGGTCTCCACTTCTTAACGGTTATGACGGGGAGACCATCCCTTGCTCCCACCTTCTCATAGTCGAGTATCTCATAGCCTATGGATGTGTGCCTGAGGATGCCCTCTTCTATGAGTGTTTTCCACGGTTCCGCAGTCTTCGACAGTCTATAGGTCACATAGAGTTTTCCATCCCTGATTTCATACCCTTCAGAAATACCGATGATTTTGTCCCTGTCGTGATTGAAGAGCACAGCCATTCCGTTTTTCAGGTAGTCGTCCACTATAGCGTCTCTGCTGTGTGAGAGCACTTCGTAGTATCCGAACCGCTCAACTTCTGCCTCGGAAGATACGGACACCACGAAGCGGTCATCACTGCGGACTTCCTGAATCTCTGCATCTCTGTACGAGACACGAGGAAACTCGAAGGTTCTTTCTTCCTTTTTCTCGGCCTGCTTTTCTTCAGAGTACTTCTCATCTATCTGGTCCAGAAGCTTCGATGCTGCAGTATACACATTGTCGTAGCCCTGTTGTGCTGCCCGCTGCTTTGCGGCTATGACCCCACGCCTGAATACGGTCACAGTGTCGCCCTTCATTTTTCCTACTGGGAATTTGTACGTGTCTTTCGCTTCCTCATTTCCCTCATCATCATACGCCAGGTGAACATTCACGAACGTCTCCCAGCCCTCCTCCCCGATGAGGCGGTTCTCGTCGTCCTCCTCAAAAGACCAGGAACTGTCCAGGTCCACCTGACCACGGGAAATGAGGTTTGATATGTACTCTATACTTTTTTGTCTGACTACTACCGCCATATTATCACCTCCTACTCATAGCCAAACGGCAGGATTATACCTGCCTGCTTCAATTTTTGTTTCTCTTCCTGGAGTTCTGCTATATGTTCGTCTATGTCTTTTCCCTGCTGTGCCAAAATTTCTGTGAAGCTCTTCAGTCCGAGATTGAGTTGCTTTGCCAACGCTTCAGCATCTTTCAACGGATCTACCCAGTCATAAGTTCTACCATACCATTTTGGTATAACATTTTTCCTGTCAAAGGTTCCAGACTGTACTCCAGCGTTGTACCATTTCCAGAATAAAGGATTGAGGAATTGCTCCTGAAAGATTCTCTGCATGGTCCGATAGTACTCGCGCTCCTCGAGAAGCCCTACCCTGGCTGAGCTATAGTTCACGCTCTCCAGGTCATTCGCCAGCGATACATACGACACACCCAGGGCAGAAGCTACAGAACGGAGAATGGCTTTTTGAAATTCAGAAAACGACGAATTGGGGTGTTTTGGGTCGAAGAATTCTACTTCTACTCCAGGTGGAAGATTGTATAGTTCGCCTGGTCTCACCTCATCTATGAGGTCTCCACTCTCTTGCGTTGCCACTATGTCGGGCACTGTCCGCTTGAAAAAGCCCATCTTTGCGGCTGCTATTCTGGCTGCCACAAGCTCTGCTTCCTCGTATCCCTCCAGGTGGTGAAGCTGTATCATAGCAGAAGCTATTCTGGGATAGCCTCGTATCTGTTCAGGGAACTCGAGGATGCGAAAATGGACGACACGGTCAGCAGGAATGATAGATTCTCTCCCGTCAGCATCCACAAACCTGTAGTAGGACGGCTGGGCTTCATTTCCAATGTAGCCCACACCAAGTCTGAATATCACTGTTTTGTTCCCGATTTTTTTCTGCAGGTTTTCAGGCGGACAAAAAAGTGGTGAAACTACCTGAAAAGAGAGGTCATTGGGGGAAAAAACTAGAAAACCATCACCAAAAATGAGAAGCATATTGAGGGCGAGCCGTTGCGTCTCAAACCAGGAATGACCATCTATATTCGCAGTCTCCACGTAGTTTCCAAACGACTCCTGGACTCTCGTCACGTAGTCCTGTATGTTCGCAGGGTCTCCTGTACCTCTCTCGTCCAGTGAAACACGGAGTTTGAAACCGTTTGCGCCGAGAACATTTTGGGATACGAGCTGGACGTAGCGGACGAAGTATGGATTGTTTTGATAGAGCGACTTCGCGCGCTCCCAGAGACGCTGGAGAACGCCGTATTTTAGGTCATTGTTTATGCTTCTTTGCTCGATAAACCAGTCCGCGAGAAGGTCGGAAATCTGCGCCCCCTTGAAGTAGCGCAGTGTGTAGGGGGCTTGTTTAGGAGCATTCTTTCTGCGGAAAATGTCGAAAATGCCCATTATACAAACCTCGTTCTGATTTTGTTTGTGGGAATATTTTCGCCCTGAACAAGTGCGATGGCTCTCTCTATTCTGTCGATTTCATTCTCGCACCACTGCTTGGCACGAATCATATCCTCAAAAGTCCTATAGCGGACTGTACGGCCAGCGATGGAAATCTCGAGCTGAGTAGCGCCCTGAAGCAGGGCGCTCTCGAGCTGAGTTTTGAGGGTCTTGTAGAACTCGAGGTCTGCTTGAAGCTCTTCTAATGTTGGCATTTTACCTCCGATAGTTTTAAAAATATTAAAGGCATATGCCTAAATTGTCAAGTGGTAAGGACTTATCCATCCGCTTTTTCGCTTCCTGGGGTTTTGGACGGGCTTTTGTTGAGGCGGTAGCTCGGCTGGTTTCTGGGGAAGATTTCGCATCTTTGGTATCGGTGAGACTTCTTGGACCAAGTAGAAGGCAGCGATGGCGTACACGGTAGCATCGAGGGCTTCGTTTCTCTCGCGAATCTTTTTCCATCCCCGCGTAATCTGGTAGCCACGAGAAAACCGAGTGACTGGCTTCTCAGAAAGAAGCTGCTCGAAAAAGTCACGGCGAAGATGGAGCGGAAAGTGGAAGAACTGGCGGTCTGAAGCGTGAAGCCGAGAATATATGATGTCCTTCACGGCATCCACGCCTATTTCGATGATTGGCACATTGTACTTGGTACGGCGAATTTTGGAAATGATAGGAAGTGCTCCTGAAAATCCTTTCACGGCATAGATTCTCTCACCTATGTGCGCCTTCGTAAACGAGTATACGTCCTGGGTGAATGCTCCTGAGTCTATGAACGTGGCGGAAAGCTGCATGATGCCACCATCTTCAGTGGAGTAGTTCCGAGTAATGACATTCCGATATAGCGAAGCCCATGGAGAAGTCGGGTCTGATTCTGGCACAGTAGGTGACCCCCAGATGGTGATGTGGTCTATGACCCAGAATGTCTCATCTGTGCCACGCCCGAGAATGACAGCCTCAAGACGGTCCATCTGAACGTCTACGCCACAGGTGATGTATTGAACATCTGCGGGAATCTCGGCTCGATACTGTTCGCGAAGTCGCATGAGAGTATCTGCCATCGATGTGTCGAATGAACTGGCGGTCTCATCATCACGCCAGACCTCGGCCAGTGCAGTATTCACGAAAACCTTCAGCTTCTCAGGTTTCTTTTTCGCCTCCAGAAATTCTGCGACAAGTGATGGAAGAGAAACCCACGGAGAATATATAGCCCACAGGTGAAATCCTATCCAGCCTTTTCGCCTGGACTTCGCAGTCGGTCGCCATTCCCCGTGCCTCACTGCACGTTTCAGCTGGACATCATCCCAGTGAGCATGACACTTTTCGCACTCGTAGTATGCTGTGTCTGGGTCGGAGTTCTCCCAGTGAACGTTTTTCCATTGAAGCTCCTGAAACTCGCCACACACGGGACATGGAACATAGAATTTCCGCTGGTCAGTCTCCTGAAATAGTGCGTGAATCCTGGATGTACCTTCCATCGTAGGTGTTGAGGTGACCAGGATTTTCGAGTTCCAGTAGTTCTGCGTTCTCCTGATAGCCAGCGCTACTGGGTCACCTTCGCCCTGGGTGTCTATGGGAAAGCGGTCGACCTCATCCATGATGAGGATTCTGATGGGTTTCGACGCCAAGTCAGAGGCCGAGCCTGCTGAGGCAATAGAAAGATAGCCACCAGGGAAGACCTTTAGGAGCGTAGTATTGTTAGGGTCGTTTCCTTCGCCAAAAAACCCCTTCAGTGCTGGTGTGTAGTCTATCATAGGCTGGATGCGGTATTTTGAAAAGTCTTTTGCAGTCGCTTCTGTGGGGAGCAGAAGCAGGATAGGTGCGGGTTCGTAGTGCATGTAGTAGCCTATCGTATTCAGCACGATTTCCGTTTTTCCTGTCTGCGATGCCCACTCGAGAACAACCACCTTCACGGTGTCGTCAGAAAGAATGTCCATCACGCCTTTCTGATACTTGGCGCGGTCGGAGTACCATCTTCCTGGCTCTGGAGAGGATGTGGGAGGGATGATGCGGTATCTATCAGCCCACTCGGAGACCGTTAGTTTTGCTGGGGGCGTGAGAACGTCGAGAATGGGCTCAAGGCGTTTTACGTCATCAAGCCTGCTTGAGCTCATTTCGCAAGTCCTCCTTCAATTCCGACAAAAGCGCTGTGAATTCTTTCTCAAGAATGGCTTTTGCTTCCGTAGGGTCAGTACTGGCTACAAGCGGCGCAAGTTTCTGCGGCATCTGGAGAAGCCGATTCCGTATGACTGACAGCATGGAAGCCCAGACCTGCATTACTTTCGCCACTTCTACGAGCTCGCCTTCTTTCTGCCTGCGCTCAAGTTCAAGTTTTTTCCTGCGCTCCTCTGCGACCTCGATTTGCTTCTGTTTCAGCTCCTGGTCGACCTGGGTGTTCCTGAAATACTGTGCCAGTGCTCTGATAGCATCCAGGGCGTCGACATAGCCCTCATCTGTGAGGCCCTTCAGGATTTTCTCGCAGGTCGAAATGGCGTAGCCAGTTAGCTCGGAAAACTCCTGAAGATGGATTCTACATGTAGAACTTTGGATGGCTGATTTTTGGTCTTCTTTTTTG